CCGCGTCAACACCCTCAAGTGCGATCTGCGGCGGCATGTCTTCGGAGACATCAACCAAGATCAGGGCTCGCAGATTTTTGCCGGGACCAGTGAAGGCTTCAACGAGGTCTGGTGGTTCTACTGCTCGGCGGGGTCTACGACGATCAATCGGTATGTTGTCTACAACTACCTAGAAGAAATCTGGTACTACGGCACGATGGAGCGCACGGCTTGGCTTGACTCCGGCCTGCTCGACTTCCCGATTGCGGCGACCTACCACAACAACATCGTGCTGCATGAGAACGGTGTAGACGACAACGTGACTGGCACGCCGGTGGCGATCAATGCCTACATCGAGTCAGCCGAATTCGACATCGAAGACGGACAGAACTTTGGTTTTATCTGGCGCATGCTGCCCGACGTGACGTTTACAGGCTCGACCATATCCAACCCGTCGCTCAACATGACGTTGATCCCGATGAAGGGATCAGGCTCTGGGTTCAACACCCCGCAGTCCTTGGGCGGGTCAAGCAGTGCAGCGGTCACGCGCACGGCCACCGTACCAATTGAGCAGTTCACCAACATCGTCTACATCCGAGTGCGCGGGCGTCAGTTGATTATGAAAGCCGAGTCCACTGGTCTTGGCGTGACGTGGCAGTTGGGCTCGCCCCGAATCGATGTGCGTCCTGACGGCAGGCGCTGACCATGAGTTTCATCATTGAAGATGCAGTCGTCCCCGCGCCGCCAAACTTGCCGCTGGCTCCGGGGGGCTATGACTCTCGGTATCAAGAGGCGTTTAACAACGTCCTGCGTCTGTACTTCAACCGACTTGACGCACTGCTGAGGAACATCGTGACGACTCCATCCCCCATCCCAATCTCTATCGGCGGCACCAATGTCGATGCCTTCGGGCGGTTGCGGGTGAGTCAACCCTACACGCTCTTCGACAGCCAGAACCGCTACGCCGCAGACAATCAGTTTGATGTGGCCACAACCGGCACGGGTACGACGACGTTCCTGCCCAATGAAGCGGCAGTCAAGATGGAAGTCACCGGGGCCGGTGTTGGCTCCGTCCTGCGGCAGTCCTATCGCTCATTCCCATACCAACCGGGTAAAGGGCTGTTGGTTCTTGCCACCTTCGTGATGGACAGCAGCATGAGCCTGAACCTCACGCAGCGTGTGGGGTACTACAACGACCAGAACGGCGTGTTCTTCCAGCGCGTCGATGGGGTTTACTCTTTCGTACTGCGCTCTTACGTCACCGGCTCTGTTTCCAATGTCCGGACGGTCAATCAGGCAGACTGGAACGGCGACAAGTTGGACGGCACGGGGGACTCTGGCTACACGCTTGACCCATCCAAGGCTCAGATTTTGTGGATGGACTTTGAGTGGCTCGGCGTCGGTTCCGTGCGCTGCGGCTTCATCATCAATGGCCAGTACATCGTCTGCCATACGTTTAACAACGCCAACGAGATCACCAACGTCTACATGACCACGGCTATCCTGCCGGTGCGATATGAGATTGTGACCACGACGGCTGCGGTGGCGGCATCGATGAAGGCTATCTGCTGCTCGGTCATCTCCGAGGGCGGGTTTGAGCAAACTTCCATTGACCATGTGGCGCGACGCACCACAGTCCTGGGCACCATCGGCTCTACTTTCTTGCCCGTGGTTTCAATTCGCCTTGCATCTGGACGCACGGGCGCGGTGGTTTTGCCCAACCGGGTGCAGGTTCTGCCGACGACCAATCAGAACTACGAGGTGGCGCTGATCAAGAACCCGACGCTGACTGCTGCGTCATGGACGGCAGTGCCGACTGATTCCAATGTGGAGTTTGATGTAGCAGCCACGGCCACCACGGGAGGCTCTATCGTGCAGACGGACTATGTGACGGCAACAGGTTCAGGTGGCGTGGGCAACACGAGCGCAGCCACAGGATACAACTTTGATCTCCAACTGGGCGCATCCATCGCCGGGGTCAGTGACATCTACACCGTCGCTGTCAGAACTGTCTCTGGTGCGACCACGGGTGACGTGGTTGGATCGTTGTCCTTCTACGACCTGACGCAATAAGATCATGGCACGACTGTTTACTGAACAAGAGTTTGATGACTCTGCCAATGAGGACTATCTGCGGAACATCGTGGGTGGGCAGACGGCGCAGCCCAACAATGCAGAAACTCTGACGGGTCTGTACCAAAACGTATTCAATCGTGCGCCGGATGAGGGCGGATACAACTTCTGGCTGAATGCCATGAACACTCAGGGGTACACGCCTGAGATGGTCCGGTCAGAGTTTTTAAGGTCGCCCGAGTATCAGGCTCGGACTGCCTCCCCCGCCCCCGCTCCCGCACCAAGTGCCGCCGCCCCGTTTAACTTCCGCGACTACATGTATGCGGGCGGTGCAAACGACACCCTGGCAACTCAGCGCGGTCTTCAATACGCAGCGCAACAAGGATGGACTCCTGGTCAGACCGTATCGGAATGGAACCGAGCCCTCGGCACCAACTTCACCCTGGATGACTACTACCGGGCGACCGGCACTACGCCGCCCACGCCAACCACACCCACTCCTACTCCGACCGTCCCGACGCCCACTGCCCCGACCGTACCCACGCCTACGGCTCCTACGCCAACTCCTACGCCGACTGTTCCTACACCAACAGTCCCAACGTCGGTAACGCCGACGACGCCAATCCTCACGGATACGTCCGGTCAGACGCTGACGGCGGGTGATCTTGGTGTTGCACCAACGCCGACGCCTACAACTCCAACACCCACCCCAACGACACCCACGCCGACACCGACCACCGCTGCCGCCGACATCAATTCAATCCTGTACGGCACGCAGCCAATCAACCTCACAAATCTCCAAAGCCTGACGCCCCCTACGTTCACCTCTGGGCCGAGGGGCATCATGGAAGAGGTGCTGTTCTATGACCCAAATTTTGGCAGGTCAGCACTAACAGGAAACTACGCTCAGACCGCATGGGGCCAGTTTGGTCCAGGACATGAAGGCCGAATTCAGGAGGTGATGCCGGGGAGAACCACGTCCACTGGCTTTACCGTTAAACCGATTTATTCCGGCATCAGCACGGACGAGCAAGGCAATCAGGTTACCAACACCTCAGGCTATGAGGCATTTAAACGAGAGACTGGTCCGCAGGGCAAGCCCATTGAGACCACGGTTACATACGATCAGTCTGGCAACGTAGCGGGTTCGCGGGTTCGATTCTTTACTGGCTCGGACAGCGGCGTCGTAGTTGACTTTGACTCAAGTGGAAACAAAGTTGGCGAGCGTGGGTTTGATTACTCTGAGCAATGGAAGGGCGATCTAGGCGCCATCATGTCCGTCATCGGACCCGCGCTTGGCCCCTGGGGCATGTTCATCAACGCTGGGCTCCAAGCAAGCCAGGGCAACTGGCTCGGCGCTTTGGCGTCTGCTGCGGGCGCGGGCTCGGGGATTGCGGGGCCAACCGGAACATTCCTTGGGGTGGCGCAGCCAACTTTCCAGATGGTCGCATCTGGAGCAAATATCGCCAATGCCTTAAAGTCTGGCAATTGGGCTGCTGCATTGTCGGCTGTCGCTAGTTCTCCGTTTGGTGCCGATTTCATGGGCACTCAAATTGGCGACACAGGGTTCACTCTTTCGGATGCGGCCAAGGGCTCTTCTGCGCTCATGGCCCTCAAGAACAAGCAATATGGGCAAGCAATTACTTCCTTGGGGGAGTTAACAGGCAGTAAAGATACGGTGATTGCGGGCCGTGCCACCTCGCTTATCCAGGCACTTAATTCCAAGAACCCGCAGGCAATCCTTGCAGCAAGTCAGCAGTTGTCTGCTGCCATGTCTGATCCGGGACGAATCAACCGCCTGCCTAGCACCGCGCCCGGGACAACTACACAAGTAACCGGTGCGGACCTTCAGCCTGTTGGTGAACTTGATATTGACGACATCATCAATGTCATTCGTGGCACTGACCTTCCCGGTGTTACTAGCGGTACAACCACAGGCACCACGGTTACGGGGACTACGGGAACTACCACGACCGGCACAGGCACTACAGGCCAGTTCGCTATCGGCAATCAACTTGGCACTGGCGCATACATCACCCATGAGAATCAGGCCAGGGCAGCAAACTTGGTCAGTGACCTTGTAGATGTAAACAAACTTGATCGCGGCACCTTATCGCGGATGGCAGGTTACATCTTCCTGAATGATGAGCAAGGTCTGCGTGATGCTGTTAGCCAGTGGATGAGTGGTAGGACTGGTGGCGTTCTGCCGATTAGTACGAAACTGACTGCCGACCGTGTTGCCGACGCAAGTTATTTCAAAGACGACCCGAACGCAAACATCTTTGCCACAAACAAGCCGCCCGGAACTCCCGGCGTCAACTACGAAGTTGGCTTCTCAGATGCCGGTGTGCCCGGCGCTTTGGGGCAGCGTGTCGGCGTCACCGGTAAGTTTTTGCCAACTGGCGCAGCAGATACAGCAAATGCAGCAATTGATGCGTTGGGCGGAGGGGTCATTGCGACCAACTTTGTTCACTCAATGACTGAACTGGCCCAAGATATTAAGGGCGTTCATAACTGGTTGACTAATACGCCGCCAAATAGTTCAACAAACAGAATGTTGCGTGAGGCCGTAAATGCCGCAAGCGATAGGATTCCAGATGATGTTGCGAGCCAGATAAACAACTGGTCGCAGGGTATTAAAGATGCCAAGGGTTTTATTGATACTACAAAGGCAATTTTTGGTGGGGCTGTTGAAAACGCCAAAGGCGTTGCTTATCTAAGCCTTAAAGAATTATTCCAAGAAACCCCGCAACTTGGACTTGCCCTGGCTGTTAAGGGAACATCATTGGCCCTCAACGTGGCCGAAACTATTGCCACAAAATTTGGCCTTCGCACAGATACTGCACTAGAAATTGTTGAAAACGCAGGCTCTGCCAATTCGCAAGCATACGCGGAGCGCAGGGCAAATCTTGATCCGTTAGTACAGTCTGGTCAAATGACCGAAGAGCAGGCCGATCAGGCGGCTCGCAGGTCGGGCGCAAATGCGCTCCTAAATGGGGCTTTGACCACCTTTGGTGTAAACAAAGTTGCGGGTGGCGATCCGGCAACGCAAACAATTATTCGCAGATCATTTACTGATGACGCAGGCGATGCCACCGTATCAACTGCTACAGCATTAAGTAATCTTGCAAAAACTATTGGCAAAGAATTTGCAACCGAAACAACTGAAGGCACAGGCACAAACATTGGAATAACGGGCTCAGTCAAGGGGCTTGAGAATGTCACGCTTGCGGACATCGGACAAGATATTGCAGAGGGGGCCCAAGAAGGCGTTATCGGCGGGGTCGTTGCGGGCGGTTTAAATTTGCCCGGGACGGCAGGCGATATAAGCCGCTCTGTCACCGGCGGAGGCACGACTCCGACTGCGCCCACAGCCCCAACAACTCCGGTCATCACAGGCCAGGGCGGACAGGTCTTGACCCTTGGTGATGTCCTTGGCACACCAACCCCGACAACAACAGTCACGGGCTCTGCATTCGACCTTGGTGGGTTGGACAGCCAGACGATCATCAACGACTATGTAAACGAGGTTCTTGGTAGCGGCGCTGGGTCGGTCAATATTGATCCGAGCACCATTGTGATGACGGGCCTGGATTCGTCCGGCAATCTCACAACGCTGACCGCCGGTGACTTGGGTCTTGGACAAACCGTTACGGCAACCAAGCCTACAACTCCCACAGCACCGACCGCCCCAACAACACCGACCGCGCCTACCGCCCCGACGGCTCCTACTGCACCCACAGCACCGACGACGCCTACCGCGCCCACGACTCCCACGCCTACAACACCGACGGCGCCCACCACCCCAACAGCACCAACGACACCCACGGCGCCGACGGCCCCAACTACGCCCACGGCGCCTACGGCTCCCACCGCACCTACAACGCCCACGCCAACTGCGCCAACGACGCCGACCACACCGACTGCGCCTACCGCTCCCACAGCACCAACCACCCCTACGCCAACTACGCCTACAGCGCCCACTGCTCCGACCACACCTACAGCGCCCACGACTCCAACGGCGCCAACTGCACCCACTACGCCTACGGCTCCAACCACTCCGACAGCGCCTACGGCTCCCACTGCGCCTACCACTCCTACTGCCCCGACGGCACCAACGGCGCCGACAACTCCTACTCCTACGCCCACGAGTCCAACCCCGACTCCTACCAGTCCTACCCCAACTCCGACCCCCACAAGTCCAACGCCCACACCTACGAGTCCTACCCCGACTCCTACGCCCACTCCAACTCCGACCAGTCCTACCCCCACTCCGACTCCCACACCGACGAGTCCTACGCCGACGAGTCCCACTCCTACGCCTACGCCTACACCCACGCCTACTCCTACCCCTACTCCTACTCCTACTCCTACCCCTACTCCGACCCCGACCCCGACCCCGACCCCTACTCCGACACCAACTCCTACACCTACGCCCACTCCTACACCAACACCGACGCCGACTCCGACGCCGACACCCACACCCACGCCTACACCTACACCTACACCAACTCCTACCCCAACTCCGACACCGACGCCCACGCCTACGCCCACCCCGACACCTACACCTACACCTACACCAACTCCTACCCCAACTCCGACACCGACTCCTACGCCCACGCCGACGCCAACAACACCGACGCCGACGACGCCTACTCCACCAACCCCAACTCCGCCAACACCGACACCTCCAACCCCAACTCCGCCGACGCCTACCCCGCCGACGCCCACACCACCTACGCCGACGCCTCCTACGCCGAAACCGCCGACCCCAACAAGGCCGCCGGTCAGGCCACCAGTGCGTCCGCAGGCAAGGTTTACACCTATGCCGGAGCAGGCTGCTGCCCAACCGGCACAGATGCGGCCAGGGTTGGCAGACGTGTTCTATGGAAAGGGCGCGGTCCAGTTTGGAGACAAGTCCAAGTCGATGGCGGATGTCACCGATTTCCAGGGCAGGAAAGAACAGGCCCGTCGCTCTATGGAACTTGCCCTAGAGGGTGAGGGAGGAGAAAATGCATCAGAAGATGCCTACACCCGTTTAATGGCGCTTTCGGAAGAGAACCCGGCAGCAACCATTGATGAACTGATGAAGATTATTGGAAGGGGCTGATATGCCGCTGAACGAATATGGTGATCCGTACACATCGGTCTATGGCGACCCCTCCTCATGGGAGGGTTACGGTGTAGACGAAACAGGCAGGGGCGACACCGCTCAACTGACCTACGATCCAACTCAGATCGAAGGTTATGGCGTTGCGGAGACTGGCGCCTCCACCGGATTTGAGAAGTTTGGAAACATTCTTCAAAGTTTGTTTGGTGGCAAGGGACTGTTTGATAGCGCCGGAGCCAATCGTTTAAGTCAGTTGGCGGCGTTTGGTGGTGTGGCTGCGTTGCTCAACAAAATGATGGGTGATCAAAATCAGCGGCCTGTTGGCTACCAAGGCGGTATCCCCAAGTTCACCTACGAGCGTACTCAAACGCCGATGGCTCAACAGCGTCCGGTCACGTACGAATCGATAACGCCCAAAGAAGGCGAGATGGCACCGGCAGTGATGCGATCTGTGCCGTATCGTCCCGGACAGGGTGGCATCTCTTACTTCACGCCCGGTCGGTTTACACCTGCCGGATACACCCCCAAGACGGCAGAAGAGTTTCTGGTCCGTCCGGCTGCGCCCGCTCCCGCCCAAGAATCTGGCGGTGGAGGCGTTGTGCCGCTGCCCGGTAGCGACATGATTCAGGATGGCAACACCACCGTCATTACCAATGCTTCCGGCGGCTACATGCCCGGTGGTATCGCCATGCTTGCCAAGGGCAGATACCTTAGAGGCAACGGTGACGGCGTGTCTGATTCCATTCCTGCACGCTTTGCAGGCTCGGGCCAAGAGGCTCGACTGGCAGATGGGGAGTTTGTGATCCCTGCCCGTGTCGTATCTGAACTGGGTAATGGTTCATCCGATGCAGGCGCTCGGAAACTTTATGCGATGCTCGACCGTGTTGAGGCTCGGGCAAAGAAAGCAAAGCGCGGCAAGCCATCCGGCGCTGACCGTGAACTGAATAAACTTGCCTGAGGATTAAAACATGGCGACCGCAGCAACCAACTCCCTGAGCAGTGCAGCGAATGCGTTTACACCTGCGACCGGGGCAATGACCGGTAAGCAGGAAACGCTGTCTGAGTGGGCGGGTCCGTATGTGACCTCTATGCTTGGCAAGGCTGAAGCCTTGACCGAACAGCCATATCAGGTTTACCAAGGACCGCTGACCGCCGGTCCCGGCTCGCTTCAGACGCAATACTTTGAAGGTTTGGGCAAGATTGGTTTCCCCGGGCAACTGGGGCAGTCTTTCACATCGACTGGCGCACCCACGATTCCTACTGCCTCAACTACTGGTCCGATGCAGGCTACGACAGCGCCATCTGGTATCGCGGGTCAGTACATGAACCCGTATCTCCAGAATGTGCTTCAGCCGCAATTGGACGAATTGCGTCGTCAGGCTCAGATTGAGCAGATGCAGAACGCTTCTCGGATGACAAAAGCCGGTGCGTTTGGCGGTGGGCGTCAGGCAATTATGGACGCAGAATTGCAGCGTAATCTGCTGAACACGATGGGACGCACTATCGGTCAAGGTTACTCCACCGCTTATGACAGAGCGATGGACCAATACAACCGTGAGCAGGCTCAGGCGATGGGTCTTGCAGGTCTGCTTGAGCGCGGTGGCGCAACGCAACGAGGTATTGAGGCAGAAGGTATCGCGGCGGACTTGGCCGAGTTCCAACAGCAACGGGACTATCCGTACAAGCAATTGCAGTTCCAGCAGTCCATGCTCCAGGGAATGCCAATTCAATCTGTTGCGGCTTCATATCAGCAACCCAGTTCAATGACCAATTTCTTGAACACTACTGGCGGTCTGATGGATATGTATCAGCGTATGTTTGGCGGCACAACCCCTCCGAAGGCTCCGTAATATGCAAACAGCAATTAATCCCGCACTCGCGGCTGCAATGACGCTTGAGCGTGCCGCGCAAGTTGGTGAGTTCCAACCGATGACCCGGGAAGGACAGCCTACGGTGGCGGCTCAATTGATGCAGAAGGCCATGCCACCCGCTCCTCCGACAATCCCTGATGTTGTGCAACAGGCAGGGCTTGGGGCGCAGATTCAGGCTATGCAGATGCAGGATGCTCAGAAGGAACTGATGGGCCGACTGATGCAACAGCAGCAACAGGCTCCGGGGATCATGGGGCTCAATCCTCAGATGGGCAACTTTGCTCAGGGTGGCATCGTTGGCTATGCCGGTGATGAAGACAGCATGGTCGTTGACCCGCAATTTGGTGGAACAACCGAGCAGGCTCTTGTTGACGAGCAGTTGCGAATGGAAGAAGAGCGCAGAAAACGTGCTCTTATGGAGTTTGAAAGAGAGCGCCGCCGCAATATGGAGCAGGTTATTTCTGCGCCAGAGGCCCAACCTCAACCTCAGCCACAACCTAGTGCTCTTGCTCGTGTTCCATTGAACATTCCAAGTGGCCGTACCTACAGCGCAGAGTCTCCTTCTGCCGGTATGTTCAATGCTGCTCGTGCTCGACTGGGGCAAATTGCTACAGAGCCGCCCGCACCAGAGCAGGGCATTGAAGCCGCTCTTGCTTCTCGACGGGCACAGGATGCATATCGTCAGCGTCTTGGATTGAAACCGCAACTAGAACAGATCGGTGCCCAAGAAGCAGAGATGGCTCGACTCATGGGTGAGCGTGAGCGCATCCTTGGCGAGCGGATGCGGCAACTTGAGGGTGAAAAAGGTCAGCAAGGGCTGATCAACTTCCTGCTCGGTGCCCGTGGATTCAAGGGCGAAGGTCTTGGTCAAGTGCTGAAGACTGGCGCTCAGGCTGCTCGTTCCTACGATGAGGCAGTCCGTGGCCGCATGCAAGGCTTGGAAGACCTCAAACTTGAGGTGCAGAGTTTGACGATGGAGAAGCGCAACGCACTTGCCAAGATGCGCGACGACATCGCCACCGGAGACTACAAGTCTGCGATGGATAACAAACAGAAGGCACAGAACGCTCAGAACGAACTCCTCAAGGCTTACGCTGAAATCGATCTGGCTCAGGGCAAGTCTCTTAGCCAAGAGGCATCAGCCCGCATGCAGGCTACGCCGCAACCCGGCGAGATTGAGCGGATGATGGCTAACTATCAGCGGTTGCTTCAACAAGACCCGACTGGCAAGGCGGCACAAGAGTACTTGGAAACGGTTGGCTCATTGCGTGGAGCAGGCCGTCGCCCGTCTGCTCAAGAGAGCCGTCAGCGTTTGCTTGAAAACTATGCTGACAACTGGGAAAAGATGGACTTCACGGAGAAGCGGGAACTCCAAAACAAGGGTATCAAAACCTACGAGGATTACGTTAAGTACCGCGATAGAGTTGCCGGAGTTGCACCAAGTCAAAGCACGGGCTCTGGTGGTCCTGCTGTTGGCACCATCATGGACGGATACAGATTCAAAGGCGGCAACCCGGCGGACAAGAACAACTGGGAAAAGGTCTAAGAAATGGCAAAGCCCTGGGAACAGTTTCAGGATGAAAAGGGACCGTGGTCTCAGTTTCAAGAGCAACCCAAACCTGTTGCGCCGCAGTCCGGTGCGCTTGTCTCAGGCTTTAAGTCTTACCTCCCGCAACTTCAGGAAACCTACGGCGGCATCAAGGCGCTGTTGGGTGTCGGCGCTGAACGTGCGCTTGGCAGAGGCACTGTCTCTGAAGCCCTCATGCGTAGCGGCGCAGAGTCGATGGCCGAGGCTGAGAAGCGCATGGCCCCTATTGCTACGGCAGAACGGTCATCGTTCACCAATGCTTTGGACAAAGGCATCGGTTCTGTCCTAACCGAGTGGCTCCCTTATCAGGCAGGCTCTGGCGCGGCCAACCTGCTTGAGTCTCTTGGCGTAATGTTCGCCGGTGGTCTAGCCGGTACTGCCGTTGCCCCTGGTGCGGGCACGATTGGCGGTGCTGCAACCGGCCTCGTTGCCAAGGAGATGGCAAAGCGGGGCATCAAGGAAGCGACCGAGAAAGTCCTCAAAGAGTCTGGCGAAGAAGCGGCTAAGGCATTCTTGGAGCGGGAAGCCAGGAAAGCCACGACGGATGTGGCCAAGAGGGTTGGCGGTACTGCTGCCCTTGGTGCTCAGGCCGGGTTCTACGGTACGGGCCAGACGGCACAGCGTGCGTTTGAGGAAGCAGAGCGTCGCGGTGAGGCGATGTCTGACATCGAACTTTCCCGTGTCCTGCCTGCTGCGGCGGTGTCCACAGCGGCTGAGTTCATCAGCGACAAGATCGGTCTGGGTGCGTTCAAGGGATTGGACAAGGCGGGGCAGAACTACGTTGCCAACATCGCCAAGAACATCTTGGTCACCGGCACCAAGGAAACGCCGACCGAGATCGTCCAGTCTATGGCTGAACGTTACGGTGCGAAGTTGTCACTCACTGACGCCGCAGCACTGAAGGAATATATCGACGCGACTGCCGCTTCGTATGGCATGTCCACTGTGCCTGGTACTGCCGGTGGTGTCCGTGCGACGATGGCCGCTCGTGAGCAGGCTAAGGCAGAGGCAGAGCGCCGTGCCCGTGAGCCGGAGGCTCCTCCTCCTGCTGCACCTGAAGTGGTAACGTTACCACCCACGGCTAAAGAGCGGATCGAAGAAGCCACTGGTGTGACAGCACCACCTGCCGGTGTCACGCCAATGACGGCAGAAGAGGCTGAAGCCGCAGGCGCTGCCGAACAAAGGGCAACTGCTGAACGTGCCCGTATCGCCCGGCTGCAACAGATGGCTGAAGCGGACATGGCTGCTCAAGAAGAGCGTGCCCGACGTGAAGGCATTCAGCCTGTTGTTCCTCCTCGTGCTCCCACACCTGAGCGCACTGTTCCTCCCTTGGCCGAGCGGGAGATGCCGCAAGCCACACCGATGGATGAGTTGCGGGCCAAGCAGGCAGAGGTGGATCGCCGTCGCCTTGAGGCAGGGTTGCCCACTGGCGAGTCGTCCATGTTCCCCGGGTTCCAACCCCGTCCTCCTTTGGAGGGAGAGGCTCCCACTCCTACCGCTCCTGAGTTGGTGGATGAGCGCCCGATGACTGAGCGTGCGGCGCAGAACCGTTTGCTCGTCCTGAAGAACCTGTACAAGAACTCAGGCCGTGATCCAGAGAGCATCGCTATCGTTCCGCATCCTTCGGTGCCTGAGCGGTTTGCCATCCAATCGTTAGATCGCCCGGTTGAGTTGACCCCCAACCTGCCGGAGACTGCCGCACAGCGTGAGCCTTCGCCCAAGGTGCTTGATCCGGTTGAGGCGTACGTCAACATCCAACGACGCACCAATACGGATGCCGCCCGTCGTTTTGTGCAGGATTGGGAAGCAGGCAAGATCACCCGTGCCGATGTTGAACTGGCTCTTGAGCAAGAGAAGAAGGCAGGTCAACCCCCGGCTCTAACGTACACCGATAAAGGTGAGCGGGAAATTGAACCCGCCGATCAGTACAAGCCTCGCGGTCAAAGGTTGCTGCCGCCCGCTCCTCCTCCGGTCACGCCGCCGGTTGATGAGACACCTCCGACAGAAACTCCTCCTGGTGAAGAGCCTCCGCCTCCCACGGTTGCGCCACCCAAGACGCTTGAAGAGTTCAAGCAGCGGATGCCGATTGTTCAGGATAACGCCAAGGTTCGCGCAGCAAACAAGAGCGGTTCGTTTGAGAATCTTGCTGATGCTTTGGCATCAAGCCAGAACCCTGTTGTTGCCCGCATTGGTGAACTTGCCAGAAAGATTTCTAAAGAAGTAACTCTTCTGAAGCCGAAGAGCCTTGGCTCGTTTCGCAAACACGGCAGGACGTACACCATCCTTGGTCAGTACAACCCGTACTCAGACACCATTCAGATGGTCCCAAAGACTGCGGGTGATGAATGGACAAACACCCATGAGGTTGTACATGCGCTGTTGGTTCGCTCACAGAGAAACCCAACTCCGCGCCAAAGACCCATCGTCAGGCAGATTGAAGAACTGTATCGGCACGTCTACAACGAAGTCAAAAAGCGGGGCATGAACCCGAATGACATCTATGGACTGACTGATGCATTGGAGTTTGTATCCGAAGCGTCGAGTAATGCAGAGTTCCAATTCATGCTGATGAACATCCCGTACAAGGGGAAGCGCAGCGCATGGACGGAGTTCACCAAACTGGTTGCTAATCTGCTTGGGTTCAAAGATCCGAATGCTTTGTCTGAGGTGCTGAACCTCGTTGATCAACTTGGTCAGACCACTCGCGCTCCGTTCCGCCCGACGTTCAAGGGTGAAACTATTTTCACCGGGGAGGGTGATCGCCCGATTGGGGTTGCTGTTCCAGAAGAATCCTTCATGGCAGTACCTGAAAAAGAGGAAGGTGAAGCGCCCACTCTGCCAGCAGGTGCCAAGCCGATGGACGTGGTGGGCTTCATGGGGATCAAGCCTCAGAAGCAGGAAGAGTCCACGTTTGATCGCACCAAGCGGCTTATAAATGAGTTCAATGAAGACCCGGAGTTGACCAAGTCTTCTATCGCCAAATCACTTACTAGGTTCAAAGACCAGTTTGAGAACAACGTGTTCTCGACTGACTCGGCCTTCAACAACAAAGTCCGCAGCGAACTGATCAAGGACATCGATCAGAACAAGGATGTGATTGGCACGCTCATTGAGATGAGCCAGTCGCAGACGGTTCACTCTGATGCAATGGCCAGTATGTTCCTTCAGATGGGCGGCATTCGTTACGATGATGACGCTAAAAAATGGGTTGCTTTTGAAGAAAAAAATAACATCATCAACCTGTCCAAAAAAGTAGACGAGATTGCGGACAAGTACAACTTGAGCAAAGAAGAAGCAATGCGAGTGGCTCATGCCAACTTCATTGCCCGTCGCCTGCGCTCGCTTCAGGACCGCAATGCTGAGATTCAAACCGAGATCGCTAACCTTCCCAAGGGTGACGAGAAGATCGCCAAACTTGAGAAGTCACTTGTCAAGATTCACTTAGACGACGATCAGATCCAAGCCGGTCTTGACCTGTCCAACACGATGCCTGAGTTGAACGAAGTGTTCGACATCTGGAATGGCATCCGCACGAACACAGTCAAACTGCTGGTGCAAACCGGCATGTGGAGTGACGAGACAGCCAATGCCATGTTGGATGTCATTGACTACGTTCCGTTCTATCGCGAGGAACAACTGGAGTCCGGTGAAGGCCCGAATGAATTTATTCGTGGGCTTCAGGTCAAGGCTGACAAGCATCGTATCAAGGGCTCTGACAACCCGGTCAACGATGTGTTTGACAACATGGTGCGGTGGATTCAGTACTCTGTTAACCGTTCCATCCGCAACCACAAATCCCTGCAACTGATCGACCAGGCCGTCAACATCGATGTGATCGACGGCAAGATGGCAGAGCAGGTTAAGGAATCGGGTGACAACGTTGTCCGCGTCTGGCGCAATGGTGAGCAGGAGTTCTACAAGTTTGCAGACCCGCTGTTTGCAGACGCATTCCTGCCCATCCAGAACGTCAGCATCCCGAGCCTAAAGATCTTCTCGTGGTTCGCCAACCTGCTGCGCCAGTCGGTGGTTCTGTACCCGCTGTTCTCGGTGGCACAGGTGCCGCAGGACTCGTTTGCCGCGATGTTCTCATCCGGCCTGCAACCCAAGTTTGCTTTCCGCATCCCGTTCTTGGCGGTCAAGGAGTTTGTGCAGACGATTAGAAAGACCTCTGCCACTCACAATGAACTGAAGAAGTACGGTGCTGTGGGTGTACGCGACTTCACCTCGACCGTGATCCGTGACGATGCTGAGATCGTTGCCGGTCTGAAGAAGGAAGAGGGTTGGGTCAAGAACGCTATCGCCAAGTTGGGCCACATCTCGATGGCGGCTGACAACGCTGTGCGGCAAGCGGTCTACGACGCGGCTATGCAACAAGGTGTGTCCAAAGCAGAGGCTCTTGAGAAGGCGTTTGAGATCATCAACTTCCGTCGCCGTCCCAAGAGCGCGTTGCTCAACATCGCAGGGCAGACGATCCCGTTCTTCTATGCGTACCTTGCAGCACAGCGCGTGGCATACAACACGGTCACGGGCGTGGGCATCTCCCCGCAGGAACGCAAGGCAGGACTCAAGACTCTGGCCTACACCTCCTCTGCGGTGATGGCTCTGTCGTTCCTGTACGCGATGCTCAACGAGGATGACGAGGAGTACCAGAACACTCCGACCGCCCTGCGTGATCGCACCCTGACCGTGCCTGGTACTGACGGGTTCCGCATCCCGTTGCGCCCTGACTTCTTCCTGTTCCCGAAGATCGTCGGTGAGCATCTGTATCACCTGATCACGGAGAACGGATTCAGTGATTCGGCCAAGGTCCGCACGTCCATGAAGG